CCCAAATGCTATTGCGGGCTTTGTAAGATTTACAGAGCCCTCAAGGGTTCCTGGTTCTTGAGCAATCACGCCAGGCAACATGACGCACCCCAAACCAAAAAGGATATCATGATCAAGTTTATAAATATCACAATAATATTACTTGGAATATTTAATGTAGCTATTTGGAGTTACTTAGTATTTCTTTTAATCTCTCTCTAAGTTAACAAGGGAACACCCTAGGTACAAAATTTCGTATTACCTGGGGTGTTCTCAGGTGTTAATCTAAATTCCCCTAAAAAATTTACTCGGAAATTCCTAGGGCTACGCCCTGGAATTCCCTCGAGCCTATCTAGGCTAATAAGGTGGCCACAAGTGGCCTCATAAGTCTACAAAAAAAATCCATAGTCATACCCCATGCGTGTGCCAGGGGGGTATACCTATATACTATATATACGGAAGCCAGAAAATCCCCAAAGTCCATGTTAACCAGACTGGGGGCTATATTATAGGGTACAATATTCCGACAATATTCCTAGGAATACCCTATATACCATTTGTATATTTATGCTTAGGATAGGTGTAAAGGCTCCCCTGGGGGTTCCTATAAACATTATACACCCTATGTTCAATTTTGTCTATGATCGATATGTCGCAGGTGTAATTATTTAAAAATAAAACTTGACAAAATTGGTATACAGCCTTATAATAGAACTTATACATTATTCAACGGACACACATACACGCATAAACGCCAGTAGGCAAACATGGGTCATCACGAATAATGAATTAAACTATGAAATTCGAAGCAAACATACCATCTTATTTAAAAACAGGGGCAGGAGTATTTCCTGTCAAAGAGAAAGCTGCACCTAAACGTGTAGAATCTACTAATTTCTATGAGATGGCAAAGCAAGGCTTTGATATGCCAGTAGCAAATGAGTCAAATAGACCAGCATTTGCACCTGTAGGTGATTTTAAAAGGGAAGAACCTATGGATGCTGAGAATTTCCTAGATAAAATGCAGGATAATATGGAGAAACAGCCACCAGTATTGAATATAAGACCAGATATGGAACCTAAAAGTGACATAAACTTAGATGCTGAGCCTGTAATGCCATCATTACCGCTAGAAAAAGTAACACCACCTACAGAAATGGTGGCAGAAGCAGATGGTGAAGATGTATTCATCGGTTAAACAAATACCTTTTAAAGAATTAATGGAGATTATAAATGCAAACAATGGATTCTTCTATAACAAAGACTCAAAAAAGAAACTTAACAGATATGCAAGAGAAGTTTCTAGATGTCCTGTTCACAGAAGCACAAGGGAACCCCAGAGAAGCAGCTAGAATAGCTGGTTATTCTGATCATAGTTACCCAAAGGTTGTTCGTAATCTTAAAAAAGAAATTACAGAGTTAGCGGAAACACACTTATCAACGCACTCTGCGAAAGCTGCTACTAGGTTAACAGCCTTACTAGACGAAGACGGCACTACACCACAAGCAAGTATTCGTCTAGCAGCAGCGAACTCGCTATTAGACCGAGTAGGTATAACAAAGAAAGATCAACTAGATATAAATATGAAAGCATTGCATGGAATATTTATATTACCACCTAAAGATGATACCAATAAAGATAAAAAAGAGGGCTAAGACAATCCCGTTTGGTTTTAAACAATCGGAAGATCCGCAGTATTTAGAACCAATTAAAGAAGAATTAGATGCTCTTAATCAAGCAAAGGAATATTCAAAGACTTGTTCGTTAAGAGAAACAGCATCTTGGCTACATAGAAAAACAGGAAGATACATATCACATGTCGGACTCAAAAAAAGACTTGAACGAAATAACACCACCGAAACCCAAGAAAGTAATTCGACAGAAAGCCAAGAAGTCAGTAACACAGATACTAGCTCGCACTCGTAAGAAAGTTGCAAAGAGAGAGCAATCTCTACGTTCTGCCAAACGTGAGGCAGAAAATGTCAAAAAGAAACTGTTAACTATTGATAAAGCATTAACAGGAAAAGAGACACAACTACTTACTGAGGATATAATCGAGAGTGCTCCTAAGAATGTACAAGAGCATATCAACCAGCAAGATGTAATCTTTAAGCCTAACAGTGGCCCACAGACACAATTTCTTGCAGCTTCCGAAAGAGAAGTATTTTATGGTGGAGCAAGAGGCGGTGGTAAATCATATGCGATGCTAGTGGATCCGCTTCGTTATTGCTCTTATGCTAATCACAGGGCACTCCTAGTGAGGAGGACTATGCCTGAGTTGAGAGACTTAATTCAAAAGTCTCAGCTATTATACTCAAAGGCATTTCCTAATGCAAAATGGAGAGAACAAGAAAAAGAGTGGCGATTCCCATCAGGGGCAAAGATAGAGTTTGGTTACGCAGAGAACATGACAGACGTACTCAGATACCAAGGTCAATCTTACACATGGATAGGAATAGACGAACTTCCACAATATCCTTCGCCAGATATATATAATTTTCTCAGATCTTCTTTAAGATCAGTAGATAAAGATATACCTGTATACTTGAGGGCAACAGGTAATCCTGGTAACGTTGGTTCACAATGGGTACGAGAAATGTTCGTAGATCCTGCAGAACCAAATACAGCTTTCGATGTAGGGGTTGATACGCCTAATGGTAAGAGGTATATAACTAGAAGGTTTATACCAGCTAAGTTACAAGATAATCCTTATCTGATGCAGACGGATGATTATTACATCATGCTTGCATCTTTACCTGAATCACAACGTAAACAGTTTCTAGAAGGAGATTGGGATGCATATGAAAACTCAGCTTTTCCAGAATTTGACAAAAGACTCCATGTTGTGGAACCTTTTGAGATACCTTCAGGATGGTATAAGTTTCGTGCTGCTGACTGGGGTTATTCTTCTCCTGCTTGTGTTCTATGGTTCGCTATTGATTACAATAACAATATATGGATTTATAGAGAACTATATACTAAGAAAGTTACAGCCGATCATTTCGCAAGACAAGTTATAAACCTAGAGCGGGGAGAATATATCCATTACGGGGTCTTAGACGCTAGTACATGGGCAAAGAGAGGTGATGTGGGCCCAAGCATTGCAGAGACAATGATACAGCAGGGATGCCGCTGGAGGCCGTCTGATAGATCACCTAAGAGTAGAATTAATGGTAAGTTAGAAATACACAAAAGATTTAAAGTAGTTGATGACGAACCAGGTATAAGAATATTTGCTAATTGTAGAAACTTAATTAGAACTTTAGGAACATTACCAGTTGATGATAAAAATCCTGAAGATGTAGATACACATGCAGAAGATCACGCATATGACGCATTAAGATATGGATGTATGAGTAGACCTACACATCCTAAGTTTGCAGATAGATTTGGTGCTTCTTTACAAAATACATTTGAAGTAGCAGATAATAAATTTGGATATTGATATGAATAGAATTACACGACAAGTACTGCAGTATATAAATGCTACTAACAGAAAGATTAAACAGATTGATCTTTCTAAAACTTTAAAGAAAGAAGTAGACATCGGTGCAAATGGTACACAGGGATACACTATAAAACATGGACTTAATAAAGGAAAAGTTATAAGTGCCACTAAGTAGAAAAGTTCCAGAGATAAATAAAAAAAATTTTCCTTATGATCTAGTAGTAGCTTATTGGGAAGATATTGTTGGATCATGCGAATGGTCTGACATACCAGATATAAAAAAAGCTAAGACAGCTACATGCTGTAGCTTTGGCTGGCTAGTAGAACAGAATAGTAACACAACTGTTATTATGGCTGATTTTATATTTGAAGATAATGGAACGATTAAACAAGGTGGGGGTCACACAGTGATACCTACTAAAAATATAATTAAGATTAAGAAATTAAAAATATAACAGGAGAACAATATGAACACATTTGACCCAAAGGCTAAAGTTAAACAAGGTCAGTTAAGTGATGCACCTGATGGGAAGAATCCCAACAGAGAGCACACTAATATTGATTTTGAAAAACATACGCATAGAAAACAAGAAGCATTTGAGTATGATGTAACTGTACCAAGTGAATCAGGATCTAAGCATGTAGATGATGCTGTATTTAAAATGGCTGAAGAAAGAGACTACTAATGAATCAAAACGGATTAGGCAATAAAAGTAATTTTATACCTGAAGTTTTTGCAGGTGCTAATACTAAAAAAAATACAGAATTAGAAAAAGCATCTCAGCAAAAATACACTATACAAGAATTTAAAGTTAATAATATTAATTTTGGTAAGAATAAAAATTACGGACAAACTGATTTATTAAATTTAAATAAAAATAATAAACTATATTAATTGGAGGACAACAACTATGATGAAAAGATATATGCATGGAGAGCTTGCACCTGATACAGCAAAAGCACCTAAAGAGCCAATGGCAATAGATCCTAATTCTAAAGTAAAACAGGGAGCTACAAGTGGTGATGGTAATGATGCTAAAGGTAAGTCAAAATCAAAAGTAGACCCAGCGATCTTTAGAATGGCTGAAGAAAGAGATTACTAATTTAGATGCACGAAGAAGAACATAAACCAGCTGAGGAAGTCAGTGAGTCTAAACCTATTGTAGGTCATATAAGAGAAAAGTTCTATCAATCAGAGAACTCTAGATTATATGATGAGAAAAGATGGTTACAGGCTTATAGAAACTATAGAGGGTTATATGGCCCAGAAATGGTTTTTAGATCAAATGAGAAGTCTAGAGTTTTTGTTAAAGTAACAAAGACTAAAGTTCTTGCTGCATTTGGTCAAATTATTGAGGTACTATTTTCTAGTGGTAAATTTCCATTAGGAATTAATCCTACACAAGTACCAGAAGAGATGGCAGAATATGCACATCTAAAACCTAAACAACCTCAAGCACCTCAACAACCTCAAGATCCATATGGATTTAAAGGTGATGGTAGAGAGATACCACCTGGTGCTACAGCTGATATGCTAATGAAAAATTTAGCACAAGAATATGAAAGTGTAGGTTTTGAAGAGGGGCCAGCTAATGCAGGTGAACCTCAAATACAACCTGCTGAAATGGCAGCTAAGAATTTAGAAAAACTAATGCACGATCAACTAGAAGAGTCTAGTGCGATAACTGTATTAAGACATGTGTTCTTTGAACAATGTTTATTAGGTACAGGTATATTAAAAGGCCCATTTAGTTTTGATCATACATACCATGCATTTGATACAGCTGAAGATGAAGAAGGTAATTTAACTAACATACATATTAAAAAAATTAAGACAGTACCTAAAGTAGAAGCAGTATCATGTTGGGATTTTTATCCAGACCCAAATGCTACAAGTGTAAACGATTGTGATTATGTAATTCAAAGACACTCACTAAATAAACAGCAGTTTTCTGACTTAAGAAAAATGCCTTACTTTGATGAGACAGCTATTGATATGTGTTTAGAAGAAGGCCCTAACTATCAAGTTAGAGGATATGAATCTTCTTTATACAATAGAGAAACTGTAGAAACTATTTATAAAAATAGATATGAAGTATTAGAGTACTGGGGTGTTGTTTCAAAAGAAATGGCAGAAGAGTGTGGAATTGAAAGTGATAAAGATGTAATTAATATTAACGCATGGATATGCGGTGGTAAAATTTTAAGAATGGTAGAGAATCCATTTGAACCAAATAGATTACCATTTATGGTTTGTCCATATGAATTAAATCCTTATCAATTCTTTGGTGTAGGTGTACCAGAGAATATGGAAGACTCACAACAGATTATGAATGGTCATGCAAGAATGGCTATTGATAATCTAGCATTAGCAGGTAACTTAGTATTTGATGTTGATGAAACACAACTAGTACCTGGACAAGATATGAAAATATTTCCTGGTAAAATATTTAGAAGACAAAGTGGTCAACCAGGAACATCTATAAATGCAATTAAGTTTCCTAATAGTACACAGGAAAATATGATGATGTTTGATAGATTTAGACAGTTAGCTGATGAAGCAACTGGTATTCCATCATACTCACATGGTGCTACAGGTATACAATCTACAACTAGAACTGCCGCAGGTATGTCAATGTTGATGGGTGCTGCAGCATTAAGTATTAAAACTGTAATTAAGAATATAGATGATTACTTATTAAAACCCTTAGGTGAGAGCTTATTTCACTGGAATATGCAATTCAATGCAGACATTCCAATCATTAAAGGTGATCTTGAAATAAAAGCAAGAGGTACATCTTCATTGATGCAGAAAGAAGTTAGATCACAAAGATTAATGACATTTATGCAGACAGCAGCTAATCCTGCTCTAGCACCTTTTGTTAAATGGCATACATGTTTAAAAGAAATAGCAAAATCATTAGATATCGATCCTGATCAATTAATTAATGATCCAGAGAAAGCCGCTATCTATGCACAAATAATGGGAATGGCAAATGGAAATCAAAATAATACAACCCCTGCTGGAGAACCGAGCCCTATGGGCACAAACGGAAAAGTACCTGCTGGGGCTTCAATCACAGATCCAACAGGAAATGGAGGTGGCAACATCGGAGTCGGCAATATTCCGATGCCAGGGGAAGCTGGTTTTGCTTCGCCAATTGATCAATCTTCCAACAGCGAACCAACGCAGTAAAGAGGGTGACTAGTGGCAGTACAATTTAGTTTATCATATGATGCAAATGGAGATCCAGTATTAGTAGAAAATACTGTTACTGGAACTAGAAAAGTTGTATCTACTTCACCAGTGGTGAGTGAATATAAATCTAGATTTGAAAGTCCAGCTAGTGGTGATCCTGTAACTGATGCAGAAGAAAGCCAACCTGATAATAATCAGAGTGCTATTATGGATTACATAATGGAAATGGAAAAAGGTGCAGATGCAGATCCTAATTTATCATTTATACAAAAACAAAATTTAGAAAACTATACACAAGATGCTATAGAAGCTAGAAGTAAAGAACCTACTAGTACTCAAAAATTTGTTAAAACTGTAATGAACTTTTTAACACCATTAGGTCAAGTAGAAACTTTTGCAAAAGCATTAAGTGCTATATTACCAGAAGAAAGTGAAGAGATAAAAGCTATTAAACAATTTTATGCAGATCCAGAACAAGCTGCATTAGTTGAAAGTATACCTGGTATGTCAAATTATAATTTAGTATATGGTAATCCATTTGATCCTAGTTATGGTTTAGCAGATGCTGCAGCTAAAAGAACAGCTACTATGGAAAAAACTTTAGCAAATAAATATGGTATGACTGCTGCAGAAATTGAAATGGCAAAAGCTGGAACTTATACAGGGTCAGTAGATTCTGCTTTAATTAAAAGAATAAAGAAAACTACAGATTTAGAAAGAAAAGAAAGACAGCAAAAAGCTGAACAACAATATAAAACTACAGCCAGTGAAGAGTTAAAAGAAAGAACAACTAATATTGGTGATGTAACAGGTGCACAGCAAAGACAAGCTAATAGAGATGCTAGAGCTGTAGAAACAGCATATAGAAATGAAACTGGAGGAGGTTCAAGTTATTCTGGAGGAGAAAGAACAGCAGGTGATGATACTTCTTATAGTGATCCATTTGATCCAGGTGGAGGAGAAT